ATGTAGTTGTGGATATCGTAGAACAAGTCTATTACTTTAAATTTTAAAATTTTTATGTATATATATATATATATATATGAATGTTTTACAAAAATACTTTAATTTATTTATCTTTTGTTTTGTTATGTACTTATTTTTTAGAATACCCTCTTATGAAAAAATGTCAAATAACGATATTAAAAAATTAATAGAAGATGAGTACCGTATTGACGTTGATTCAATTAGGAATCTTTCTAAACTGGCTAATGAGCTTACTATTAATAATAAATTAATCATCCCTGGTGGACTTGAGATTCAGGGTCCATTAACTGTTAGTAAAGATGTAAATATTTCTGGTAATACTAGAGTTAGTAAAGATGTAAATATTTCAGGTAATACTACTGTTAGTAAAGATATTAATATTTCCGGTAATTCTACTGTTGGTAAAGATGTAAATATTTCTGGTAATATCACTATAAATAAAAAAATTACCACTAAAGGAGGGGGTAATTTTAGCGGAGGAAGATATTATTTTACTGATAGTGAAAAATGTGGTAAGTTACGTGTTGGATGTGTTTGGAATGTACCTGGTATATATGCAGAAAGTAGAAAACATTTAGCATTAGGTTCAAGTGCAGGTGAAGTTCAATTTCAAAACAATAGTTCTAGAATTAAAGGTAATACTGGAACATTTAGTACTGTTAATACAAGCACTGCTAATGCAAGTAAAGTTAATATATCAGGAAGTAGTGTTTCACTATTAACCTTAAATAAAACTAATGATGCAACCAATCTTATAGAATTCAAACATAAAGGAAAACGTAAACAAAGATTTGGTCTTGATGGAAATTCGAAACCATGGTATGGTAGTCTTAGAGGTTGGTATTAATACATTTTTAAGGTCTATTAAAATAACAATATTATATATTTAGAAAGTAATTCTTATTATATACTATTATGATAATTCTACAGAAAATAAAGTCAAATAATAAATTAGTTGACTTATATTTTGAGATTCAAAGGACATCTAATGAACTTATTTTGTCTATTGCTCCAGATCAAACTTATAATTATAATTCTGATTATGAAATACCATGTGTAAATATAGATGATGCAATATATTTTATGAAAGTTATTTTTCCTCTAAAATTTGAAATTGTGACTTTTCAAAAAAAGAAATATATAGTAAATGATAGAATAATTGAAATTATGTTCAAAAGTCAAAATATTATTTTAGATTTCTTCCATTCCTTTATTGATAAATTTAATTTAAGTATACCCCCTATTAGTCTATTAGATAATGATAATTTTGTAGAAATACTTTTTCAAAAACTAACAAAAAATACTAAATTAATAGACCATGAAAGTTTTTTTAATAAAAGTTTATTAATATTATATAAATTTGAAGATTATACAAATAAAATTATAAAATCTAGTATATTTTCTGAATATATTTCTAAGAAAGAATTAACGTATACTAATAATTTAAAAAATTATAAATTACATTTTAAAACGAGCGATAATTTCAGAATTGAAACTCATCTTAAAGCAATTAATAATAATTTTAAATTTCAAATACCTAATAAATATTTTATATCTAATAAAGATAAATTTAGAAAAACAATCGTTAATAAAATTAATTCAAAAACAGTTGAAATTATAGAAAATAATAATAAAATTATTTTAGATAAAAATATAATTAAATTATCGTTTTATCCTCCTAATTTATCAGATATATGTAAAAAACCAGACTTTTTTTCTTTTTTAGTATCTGAGTCAAATAAATTAAAAAAAATGAATTATAATGAAAATTGTTCTGGTGAATTAATTGTAATTAAAAATGTTTATGAACATTTAAAAAATAAATTTAAAGATTATACTTTCCCAATTAAATATAATAGGAGAGGATTGGATGATGTATTTGAAGAAATAATTCTATTTTCAATTAAAAATTTAAATAAAATTTTAATTACAATTGATGGAAAATTATATTTACATCCTGAAATAATATCAGATGTTCCTAATAAAGTTAAAACATTATATTTTAATATTTTAAAAATATTTTATCAAAGTAAAGAAAATAATTTTGATAGTATTTATTATAATACAAAATTATTTTCTGATAGTATACATTTTGAAGTATTAAAAATTATTTGTGAGAAACAAACTAGTTTAAATTTTTTAGAAGAAGTTTTTAATTTATCAAAGATTATTAAAAAGTTTACCTTAATAAATAAATTAAGGTTTGCTAATAGTATTGTAACTTGGAAGAATATTCCGAAAAAAATTAATATTTTTAAATTATTGTTGAATAATAAAAATATAATTTTTTACAAAGACAGAATAAATAAAAATATATTAAATGATAACTGTGATAATAGATTAAAAAAAATTATCAAAGAACCTCTTGAAATGTTTAGATTTCTTAAATCAGACAAGGATTACGTTAAGTGGATTGAAATTATAGGTTCTCATGTAATTAATCTATATTATAATCAGTTTAATATTTCAAATAATAAATATCCTATTTTAGGAAAAATGTTATATTTGATAAATACAATAGAGGAACAGAGTTTTTCTAATAAAAAATATGTTGAATTAGTTAATTTGGCTAAAAAGAATAAAAATCTAATTTTGGAAGAATATAGGATAAATATAAAAATAAAAGAATTTTTAAATAATAATAATTTAAATTTAGGTTACCTGGCTAAACATATTAATAGTAGTTATAATGAACCAACTAGTTTTTCTAGTGAAGAAAATATAATAGATACACTTAAAAAAGAATTAAATGATGTTAATAAAAAATATTATAAATATAAAAATAAATATCATAAATTAAAAACTTTACATAATACAGAGACTAATTATGACTCTTCTATTGATATAAAATATTCTAAGGATTTAAATGTTTAGATAAATATATTTTCATATTACTATATATGACAATATATATATTAAAAAAATTAGTAGAAGGAAAAATTTTAGCTAGACCATCAAAAATTAATAAAAGCCCATATTTAGCTGATGTAATGATAGATAATAAAAGTTTTATGGCTCATTCTCCTGCATTAGGTATGTCAGGTATGATAAATCCATCTGCAGATGTTTATGTGGAATATTGTGATAATCCTAAATGTGTTAGTCAATATAGAATTAGAATTGTTATAGTAAAAAATTTTTTAAATAAAAGAAAAATTTATTTAGGAGCTAATCCAGTACTAGCTAATAAGTTGGTTATGAATACTTTTTTAAAAAAAACTTTTTTAAATAATAAATTTTTAAAAAATATTTCAACTAATATTGATGATTGGAAACCAGAAGTTAAAATATTGGATTCTAGAATAGATTTTAGAACACATGATGGAAATAAACCAGTATATATTGAAGTTAAAAATGTTCCGTTAGCTAGCTATTCAATAAAAGAGACTAATAATCCTGAGATGCTAAAATTTTATGGTAAGAAAAGAAAGCTTTTTATAAATATGAAAAATAATATAAAGTATGGCGTTTTTCCAGATGGTTATAGTAAACCAGGAACTGAATTAGTAAGTGAAAGAGCATATAAACATTTATTAACTTTAGAAAAACTTTCAAAAAAAAATAGAAGTATTTTAATTTTTGTACTACAAAGAAGTGATTGTAAATATTTTATTCCGAATTACATTAGAGATAATAAATATTCTAAAAAACTTAAAGAGTTAGTAGAAAATAAAAAAATAGAGTGTTATGTTTTAAGTTATAAATTAGCAAAAAAAAATCAAGATTTTTACTTTAAATTTAATAAATTAATTCCATTAATACTTGATTTTAACGATGATTTTAAATATATTTCGTTAGTTAATAAAAAATTAAATGTAACTTAATATATATATATGGAGTTAGTTTTATTATCTCTACCATTAGCATTAACTTGTTTAGTAGCAGTATTTCATAATATTTTACCTCTTAGTATTTTGATTATAGAATTTATTATGAGAATTTATTTCACATATTTTATTTGTTTATTATATATTATTATAATGTCATATGAAATAATAACAACAACTAATAAATCAATGTTCGAGTTATTCTTTATAAATTTAATTTATATGTTTAACTTTATGAATGGGTTCGTTTTTATACCAATTTTAATAGAAGAATCCGCTTGTGTATTTTTAAATCAATTGATGTTTATTACATTCCTATCATCTAATATATTATCAATCATGTATATATATAAAACGAATTATATAGGATTAAAAAAAATTCTTAATCGACAATATTTTCAACCATATTTGGAAGATAGTGATATTTCAGATAATGATTCTAATGAGGTAGATGATGATTTTCCAGATTCTATATATAAAAAATTGAACTAAATATCATTATATTTAAAATATGTATCCAACTAGAAGATTCGTTGATGCCGATAATTCATGTTTATTTTCATCAATTGCCTATTTATTAGATGATAAATTTGATGAAAATAGTAAATTAAAATATCGACAATTATTGATAAATTATTTAGAAAATGCAAACATAGATATAGCTACATTAGGTACTTCTAAAGAAGATTATATTAATCAAATGATAAATATTAATACTTGGGGAGGTGCTATTGAATTAAAATTATTTTCTGAACTTTTCCAAACAGAAATAGTATCATTTGATATTCAATTTAATAGAGCTGATATTTTTGGACAAGATAAAAATTATATTCATAGGATTTTTGTCTTATATAATGGTGTTCATTATGATCCTCTTGTTATGGCAACGACTGAAGATACTAATAATGATATAAAAATTTTTGACACTAATGATGATAGTATTCTAATTAACTTTAAAGCTTATGCTAATAATCTTAAAATAAATGGTGAGTATGTAGATTTATCTAATAGTCTAAATTTAAAATGTTCTAATTGTGGTAATGTTTGTCAATCACAAGAAGATGCAGCTGAACATGGAGTTAATTATGGTCATTGGAACTTTGAAGAGATGAAATAATTTTTTTATAACTCTTAATAATATGGAAAAGGTTATGAATAACCCAGATCTTAGAGGCGTTATTTTTAGTTTTTTTAGAGATAAATACTATAATATTTGCAGTAAATGTAAAAAACCATGTCGTGTTAGTAAAGATAGGATTGAAAATAAACATGTATCATGGGGTGGATTTACTAATTGTCATGAATGTTTTAAAAAAGGTTTTATTGGTAATAGAATTGTTTTTAAAAAATTAACCCTATCATCTGGTACAAAAATTATTAATATAATAGATTAATATGAATAATTTTTTTCATGTAATGATTGATTATCACATGGTAGCTCTGCTACAAGCATACCATCTGATGCCAAACCATTTCTTTCTGCTACTTTTAACAAAACTTCTTGAGCAGTAGTAACATTCAAGTCATTACCACACCATGCTTTTAATACAGATGCTTGTAACGCTCTTCCATAACTAAATGTAAGTCTCCAAGGAGAATCTTGTTTCATTTTATTTATCATATTTAGAGCCAATGATGCTTCCATTTCACTCATTCCTCCAGAAAGAAAAACAATTCCAGGAACACTAACTGGAACTCCATCTCTAAGAGCTTTAATAGTATACTCACCAATTTTTTCAGCACTAAAAGGTTCATTTCTATTTACACCACATCTTACCATGTTTGGTTTAAGTAAGGTACAGTCTAATCTTACATTTTGTTTTACCAGTTCATTATATACTGCATGTAATACTCTAACACTAGTATGATAACTTTCTTCAAAAGTATGGTTACCATCCATAAGAATTTCCGGTTCTACTATAGGAACCAATCCACAACTTTGAGAAATACTAGCATATCTTGCAAGTGTGTAAGCATTAGCACTAATAGATTGTTCTGAAGGATGATTCTTTTCACTATTAATTCTTAATACTGCTCTCCATTTGGCAAATCTGGCACCCATATTATAATACTCTTGACATCTCTGTTTCATTCCATCAATTCCTTGTGTAACAGTTTCGCCATTAGTTCCATCTAATTCAACCACACCTTTATCGGTTTTAATTCCAACCACTATATTTTTATCAAGCAATGGTTGAATCAATTTAGACCCATCTGGTAATCTTTTCATTAATGTCTCTTCGTAAGTAATAACACCTGAAATATTCTTTTCTAAATTAGGTGTAGTAAAAAGTAATTCACGATAACGATGTCTATTAAGTTCATTATTTACTACATTAATGTTACTGAAACGTTTTCCTATTGTTCCATTACTTTCATCTGCAGCTAAAATTCCCTTACCTGGTTGACAAATAGTTTCACAGGTTTGATGCATTTCATTAAAATAATCCATTAAATATAAAAATAATAATTTTTTAAATATATATATATATTTAAAAAAATTGAAAAATATTAAATTATTACCATATATGGACAATGAATTTGCCTATAATAATTTTATTGGGTTGGAGACACTTCAACTTGAATTTAAGGTTCCGAGTATGAATTATTGCGGAACTGATATTAACGATGATGATGCTATCATCTTACTAAAAAACAACAGATTTATTTTTAATAAGGCAATTTTAGAAAATATTATAAAGTCCATGAAATTTTACTTTCTCAAGTATTTTACTGCATTTATGAACGCAGAGTTGGAAATAGGAGAACTGTATTATGGTATTAATGATGATGGTAAGGTTGTAGGATTTCCCTACATGGGTGAGTTTGGTATTTCAGTAGTTTCTAATATGATTAATACTCTACTAAATGATGTGCATCTCAAGACATCCAATACGCATGAAAAATTAATTGATTATTATTCAATTGAACTTATTCCAGTAAGTTATACTTACAGAGCATCAGTTGATTACTATTCTATTTACGCAAAACAAGAAGAGAATAATAGGTTGATTATGAAAGAGTATTATAGGATTCAAAAAATTAACACTAATTGTATTAATTTGTATTCGACAAAGCTGGTAAATATTATTAAGAATGACTATACAAGAAAACAACTTTTGGATTATATTTTTCATTACTTGGAATATGATAATCTAATGTTGTATTATCATCTTAAGAAAAAGATTAATAATTTTAATACAGATAATATTATTTATCACGAAGATATACAAGAAGATAAGAAAAATAAGGAAAAAGTTTTTTATTGGTTGACACGTTTTAAGGATGATATGCTTCAATATGTTGTAGATAATAAGCCAAGAAAACCACATCTAACAAATAAGGTTAATCCAAATTGTACTATTAGTATGATTGAACCAATGATTAGTAATTGGATGAATCATAATCCTGAACTTAAACTATATATGATTAAGCTAACGTTTTATCCAAAGAAGATTTCAATAGATAAGAAAGATATTAGTTATAAACATCAGGGCGAGTATATTTACTGTACTAGAGCAATTGATTCTTTTGGTAATCCTTGCTGTATTCCTTATTAATTTTTTTTATAATAATAAATACTATTATGTAAAAATATGGACTAGCTATATTTGTAAGTTCAAATTGTAGGTAATATATGAATGCACTAACATCTTGGTATATTAATAATATAAATAAACTTCTAATTGGTCCAATAAACGACTCTATTATAGAAAGTGGTGAAAATACTTTAATTCCTGTGCTATTTGTTCTAAATAGAGTATTTCCTAATTTATAAAAGTTGTATAGATATAAAATAAAAAGTAATAAAAAAATTCTCATTATTATATATATATGGATAATATTTTAAAGAGTATTCCTTCTACTCTTAAAAAAAATTCTAATAAGGTAGAAATAAAAAATAAACTTACTTTTGGTGATATTAATATTAGAAATTTAAAAGTTAATAGTGATTTTAATCACTTGGTTTTTGATAATCTTCATGGAAATAATATAAATATTCACCCAATCAAAACCAATGGATTATTTAATATATTTCAATTCAATAACTATAATAAAGATTTTTCATTTAAGGTTAATCATTTTCATAATGTTATAGAAAATTATTCTAAAACTAATGAATTTTTTGAAAAAGTTAAAAGTTTAGAAAAACAAATGGAAAATTATGCAACTGGTTTACATATAAAATGTTTCAAGAATTTAACTTTAGAAAGTTTTGATGTAAATAGTGATCAGATAGGAGAACAAATTATTTATTTTAAAAATTGTGAAATTAATCAAGATCTTACAATAAATGCTGCCGGAAGAAGTATGATAATATTAGATAATTGTAGTGTAAGTGGTGTAATAAAATTTAATTTATCTGTAAAAGTTAAACCTATAATAGTCACTAAAAAAGAAGAAGAAAGTGTTATGACTGAAAGTAAAATAGTTAATGGTAAATCTTTGAATAATGGTTACTATAAAAATTTTAAAAGTAATAACAAAAGTTCCAATAATAACTCTAGTAATATGCTAATAATAGGACTTGTAATGGTTGCAGTAGTATCAGGTATTTTCTTTTTGGGTAGTACTAATAATAAAAATAATCAGCTTAAAGAATTGTAAATATATATTATTGATATAAATCCCGTTCTATTATAATATGGTAATATTATATAATAATTATCTACTGGGGGAGAACCTTGGGGAGTTATTATATAATATTATCATATTATACTATGCTATTACGTAATAATTACCTACTGGGTGGGGGAGAACCTTAACTTGGGGGGTTATTGCGTGCTAGTATGAAAGAATGTAACACGCAGTTAAAATATTGAATATATAATATTTATATATTCAGTATTATGGGAACACGTTCCAGTAAAAGAAAAACACTTATTTCTCCTAAAAATAATAAGATAAACCTAATTATGATTGATAAAATATTTATATCTGAAATAAATCATATTTATTTCAAATATGCATATCATAATTTAACTATGAATAATGATTTATACCAGAATATATGTAAAGATCAAAAAGTATTGTTAAAGAACATTGATATTAATCATAATTATGATACATCAGATTTTAATGTTGGTAAATTATTTGAAACTTTTGGTAGATATTATAATTATACGAATAAAATTATTATTAGACCTTATCATTTACTATATCTGGTAATGTCAGAAAAAGATAATATGAAATATGATGACATGGTAGCATCAACTATTTCATCAAAATATATCAATAAATTAGATAATTATATTATGAAGAATATAACTATATGTGATAGTGATTATTTAAGAAATGTTCCCATTCCAGGAGATTTAGATAAAAGTTGTAATCTTTATAGTTATAGGTTATACTCTAAACTAATTTCTGTAATTAATCAATTTATTTAATTTTTATACTTATCTTTTAGTAAATTATACATAGGTTTTTTAATTTTATTTAATACAACAAATTCATCTTTTTTATTTTTTTTATTAATCATAAAAGAGAAATTATTATTTTCAGATTTAACTTTAACTATAGAACCATCATAACTAGTTATTGCAGAAATATCTTCTCTCATATTAATATCTTTTACTACAGGTATAACAGCAGGAATTTCATATCCATGAAATTCTACGCCTATCAGAGAACCTATCTGAGGTGTTTCAGGATTAATATCTTTAATATGTACAGTCCATTCACTAAACTTACCGTCTATCATTAATTTTTCTCCTTTCATAAATTCTATTGTAATTGGTAAAAATATATCATCATTATATACTTCAAAATCAACTCCTCTACCAATAATAACATCTTGTTTGTTGTAATCATTTTCATATCTATTATTAACTGAAATTTTAATATCTAATTCATGAACTTTAGCACTATTAGTATTTTCAGGTAATGCAAAAATAAGACTAATTTCTTGAATAATAAAATTTTCTAAATTTTTTACGATAGGTTTATTTAATATTTTCATAATTTTATTTGGATTAATTTTAAATGAAATATTTTCTTGTTCTCCTAATACAGCATTATTAATAGCTTCTGTAAATGGCAAATTAATATAAAATGAAGACCTTTCGGGTAGTAATTTATGTTTCATAGTATTCTCAATAATTTTACCATAGTCTATTAATCCAAAACCATATTGTAAATTAAAATGTCTTTTATCCATATTAGTAAACCAAGGAGTGTCGTCAATATTACCACCCTTTCCTGCATTAAGATCATTTTTCATACAAGACCTAGATATAATATCTTTTACATCATGCCACATTAAATCAGGTCTTAGAGTTAACATAACTCCAACCATACCAGATACCTGAGGTGCAGAAAACGATGTACCTTCAACATCATCTAAAGTGTAATTACTATCAAATACTAATAAACCCATATCATCATTATCTAAATCACCACTTGGTGCTACACATAATAACAAGGACCCAGTATCTGAATAATTAGACCTTTTATTACTCATGTTTGTTGCACCCACTACTAATGTTTCAGGTAAATTAAGAATAGGGTCAAAATGTGCATGGTCTCTCATACTAGATTCATTACCTGAGCAAAATACATAAATACACCCTTTGCCGTTTCGTCCATCAGTAACACCTTTTATAATAGATTCATTTTGTTTAAAATTAGTTTGTACTACACCTTCATCCAGTCCATAACTACAATTAAAAATATCTATCATATTTATATTATTTTTTAATAGCAATGAGAGCGAAGCTTCTTCAAAAGTTGTTCTATAAGAACAAAACGATAATCCAGGAGCTGTACCATAAAGTTTATTACCAGATGAAATCATAACACTAGCACAATTAGTTCCATGACTATCTTCTGAATTAGGCCACCAAATATCATTTAAACCTACTTTATCTGTACCTTTACTTAAATCTTTTTTAAAACTATTAAAATCATCAATTACAGTTGGATTCGAGTTATCCTTATCAGGATATTGAATTCCATCATCTACTACAGCTATTGTAACATCAGACTCTCTTAGTTTTTTAAAGAGTTCTTTTTTTCTTTTAACATCTGAAATATAATCATAAAATTTAATAGCTTCTAAATTCCATTGATGTTTAACCATCTTAATTATATTTATACATTTATAATTTAATTGTATAAAATATATATACTAGTTCAGATAATCAGAAAGGGTTTGGTGATATTTATCTTTATCTTTTAATAGGAAAGCATGTGGTGCATCAAAATTAACTATAGTAGAACCGCTATTTTGGATAAAAATATCTATTCTTTCTTTATCTAATAAAGGGTCATCTTGATTTATAATACATAAACTATTTTCCTGTTGATTTAACCAATCTGTATATTTTATCATATTTCCTTCAATATCATATTTCTCAACATATTTCCAATATGCACCTAAAGTAGTAGCAATTGGGTATACAGATAATTTAGGCAGATAATTAATATTATGATATAAAAAATTAGCGGTAAGATGGTTACATGGGAAAAAAGGACCACTATCAAATATCATTTTTGGACTTTCTATCTTTTTAAAGTAATTTATTTGATTATATGCTATCAAACATCCTCCTGATATCATATGAATGCAATCATACTCATTATATTCAGGTTCTGTTAAACCTCCTTTTCTAATATTTTTCCATCTTTTATAGAAAATAGCGTCTGGAATTTTATATGGAACTGTATTTACAATAGTCTTTTTTTCCAAATAAGTATTTATAGGTTTGGATATATTTATTATGATTTTTAAAAGTACTACCAAACCATGGATATAATAATACTCTCATTATTAAAGATTTTTAAAGTAAATACAAAACAAAAAATTTTGTTTTTTATCTAAAAAAAAATTAAAAATCATGTAATGATACATCAAAAGCTAGGTATCTCACTGAAGTACAGGAAATAGTAACTTAAGAATTATCAAAATATGATATTAGGAGGGGTAAATTATTCAAAATTTAATAGTGAATTATTTAAAATTTATAATAATACATAATATGATATTATGATGGACAAATTATTCAAAATTTATAATAATATAAAATACATAAAGATGCATCAAATGCTATTTCTCTCTCTGAGGTAAGGAGATAGTAACTTAAGAGTTATCAAAATGTAAATTATTAACGGCGTTTCTTTCAATCTTAGATTGAAAGTGGATAAAAAATAAATTAATGAAGCGTAATTAGTTTATTTTTTTCAATTTTTTTTATAAATGATTAAAAATTGTTCATTTATAAAAAACTTAGAGTTTTAATTATTTACAAATTATTTATAAGTAAGGCAATATTTTTTTTTAATTCTTTTGCAGAAGAATTTACACCTTTATTTACATATTCATAAATTTTATTTTTATCTCCAGCAGAAAGTAATGCCTTAGTGTTAAATGTTTGTAAAATATGTAAAATATGATTTATATAGTCTTGTGTATAGCTATTAAGATAAAAATATTTGGTTCCATTTTTTATATAAGTTAATTTTTCTATTTCTTTATTAATACTTCTAATAAGGTTATCAGTTTGTTCTAAATTTAGTGATAAATATTCTCTTAAACCTTCAAGTTTTTTTTTAAATTTATTTTTTGAACTAGTAATTCCATCTAGAAGTGAATTTTTAGGATTACCATTTCTCCATATTTTTCTTTCTACTGATGGTTTTTTTAAATTAGATTCCTTAGTAATCTTTTCTTCTTTTAACTGTGCCATAATTACTTTTTTAATTTTATCATACTCAGCTTGCTCAATTAATCCTTCATTTAATAATTCTTTTGCTTTACGCAATCTATCCAATGGTTTTTCTAAAAATATTAAGAATTTCTTTTCTTGTTCTATATCTCTTTTTAATGTTTGTAAAAGTCTTTCATCGCTATTTGCTATCATATAAGACCCCCGACATGTAATAAAAATAATTTTTTTATTTTCAAAAAATTTAGAGCCATCTATATCTAAATTTATAAAATCACTTAATTTTATTTTTCTCCCATAGTTTAACCCCGTTTTTTTTAAAAAAATTTCAGAATAATCTATAAATTTACCATCTTGACATATTAAAAGGTCGTAATTATCCCTAGTAATATGAAGATATAAATTATTAATAACTTTGTCTTTAGGTTCATATATGAAATTGTTAACATTCCATATTATTTCTTCAGTATAGTGATTTTCAAAAAATTTGTTAAAACTACGGTTCTTGAAATTAGGATTCTTGAAATTTTTGATAATCCCTGTATCCAGATCTTCTCCTACAAAAATAGTATTTAATGACTCGTATAAATTTAAAAGACTAGATTTTAACAAAATATCCGTGTAACAATATGAACCATCTGTTGAATTAAATATTATATTGTTTTTTAATCTATATTGTTCACCTGTATCACTACCATGTACGTTAATTAAGATAGTATTTTCTAAATTTATTTTTTTTAGATTAAACCAATTTTTTATTTCATCTTTTAAACCTTTTATAACATTTTCATTATCTGATATCAATTTTGATAAAATTGTTAGAATTAATGAGTAGGGAGATATTTCTAAATTTTTACTTCTTCTACTTTTAAGAATTTTTTTTTCATTCATTTCAGCTTCAATATCAATATCAGATGATACTTCTAAAGAAATTTCTGTATTAAAATACAAATTAATAATAAAAATATCCTTAAAATTAAATTTATTTAAAATTTCTTTTAGAATTTTTTCTGATTTAAATTTTTGTCCTTCAATAATTATTTCTTTGTAAAATTCCAAATAGTTTTTAATGATAGGATAACAATCATAAAAAAAATATTTCAACATGATATCATTTATCCTATCTTCAATATTTATTAATATGATACCATTTCTTGTTTCTACAGAAATAAAATTATCCGAACTTTCAACAGAAGAAAAATGTTTAATTAATGATGATGTTTCAAATGTGGATAGTGCTTCATGCAACTTTTGTGCAGTATGTAAAGTATTATTATTTTTTCTTGTCCATAAGCCATTTATTCTTTGAACAGTAGAACCTCCTTTAAGTTTTAAATATTTTTTTTTATATTTTAAATATTTTAAATAGTAATTAGATTCCATAATATATATATATATATATTGATAATATTAATATAATATTATTATTATATAAAATTAAATTCAACTAATTTATTAAAATTTTTTAGAATAGCAGTAGAATAATTTTTAGATTTACCATATACTACATGATAATCTCCAATTAAAAAACAGTCATTATGTATGATATTTGGATTAATATATAAAGCTTTACCTAGAGGTATTGTGAATGCAGAAACATCATATCTATTATTTCTAATTTTTTTTGCTAAAATTATACATCCTCTACTACTTTTATTTAATGGTAAATGAATATGCGGTAAATTATGATATTCAAAATAAATACCACCTCCTCTACTTTCATCCATAATATAATCTTTTATGTAATTATTTGTAATTTCCATTTTAAAAACTGCCATATTTTCGTTACTGTTAAAATAAAAAGATTCGTTTTGTTCTAATAATTTACAGTCATAATATGCTAATTTTTCTTTAGTTGCTTCCTGAACCCTGAGATAATACTGATCGTCTTCACACTTAAAAACAACATTGTCTCCTAAAATATTGGATTCAGTATTTTTAACATTATTGACATTTTCAAAATCATCTTCTGAGCTGAAAGATAGTTCCATTTCATCAAAACTAAACATATCATCATCATTATTATCAGGAATAACTAATTTATTCAATTCATCTAATGATGTTGACCTAATCATTTTACTACTATCCCAAATACCATCTATTGTTGTAATAGATGGTTTTACTATATCTTGGTTTATTTCTAAATTAGAAGAAAAATGTTCTAATTTGAATAAATTATTTTCTAAAGAATAAAAGCAGTTTCCTTTTAAAATTTGAACAATTTCTAGACTTTCCATTTTACCTCCTCTATTACCATATCTATTAATCATTATATTATCAAAATTATTCATTAAAATACAAGATATTTTTAAAATAATTTAAAAACGAACAGTCATCATATTTCCTTCTCTTTTAAATCCACATTTATTGTAAAACCCTACCATTTTATCACTACAATCAAGTATAATTTTATAACATCCTAATTTTTCCCCTTTCATTACTAAAAAATTAATTAATTCTTTACCTAATCCCAATCCTCTGAATTTATTATCAATAACAATATCTTCTATGTGACCAACCTTACCAAAATTATGAATTATTTTATTTTCAATTAAAATTGTACCCATTCCTGCAACATTATTTTCATAAAGTATAACATATATCATGTGATTAGATTGTAAATTATCCAAAAATGTTTTAAACTGATTTATATTAATATCTCCTACAAGCGTAAGCTGTGATAATAATCTTTTAATATCGTTAAAATGATTTAAATTTATCATATCAAAAGTTATCATATTATGATATGTAAGAAAATAAATTAAAAGTTTCTATAGGAGTATCATTGCATTCGTTTCACGAATAATTTAATTATCTTTACATTCGTTTTAAGAATCATTAAATAAAAAATTGATAAATAAAGTTATATATTTTTAATATATAATGTCAGGTAAAATACTAGTTATAGTTGAATCACCGGGTAAAATCAAAAAAATTGGTGAATATCTTGGGAGTGATTATATTGTTAAGGCCTCATATGGTCATTTTTTAGATTTAGATCCAAAAGAACTATCTATTGATGTTAATGATAATTTTAAACCCAATTATGTAATTAATAATGACAAACGGCGAACTGTTGCTGAACTACAAAGTCTTGCTAGAGAATGTGAAGAAGTTATCATAGCATCAGATGAAGATAGAGAAGGTGAAAAAATAGGAGCTGATCTTGCAACAGTTCTTAAATTAAAAGAACCCAAAAGAATTGTTTTTCATGAAATTACAAAAAAAGCTATTATGGATGCAGTTAATAATCCATCAACTATTAATTATAATATGGTTTATGCTCAACAAGCAAGAAGACTTTTAGATAGATTGGTTGGTTACAAAATAAGTCCTATCTTATGGGCCTCTATGAATGGAGCTAAAAGTGCAGGGCGAGTTCAATCTATTGTCGTTAAAATTATTAGTACTAGGGAAGAAGAAGTAGCCAAATCTATCAGTGAACCTTATTTCAAAACAGTAGGAAGTTTTAGTATTAAAAAGAATAAAACTAATGCTAACCTATGTCTTTCTAAAAGTAAAGCATTGTATAAATTTGATTCTTATGATAATGCTAAAACTTGGATTGAAAAGATAGGAGAAAACACAACTTTTAGTATTAAAAAAATAGATGAAAAGGAAAGTACGAGAAACCCTGCTCCTCCATTTATTACTTCAACCTTACAGCAAGATGCAAGTAGTAAACTAAGATTCAATGTGAAAAGAACCATGGATGTGGCACAAAAATTATATGAAGCTGGTCACATTACTTATATGAGGACGGATAGTACAAACTTATCAGAAGATGCTAGAGAAAAAGCTAAAAATTATATTGTTGAAAATTTTGGAGAGAAGTATAGTCGTTCAATGAATTATACTAAAAATAGTAAAAATGCTCAAGAGGCTCACGAAGCTATTCGTCCTACCTTATTGGATGTAAAAACAATTACTAAAATGTCACCAGATTGTATTAGACTTTATGGTCTTATTTGGAAAAGGACTATTGCATCTCAAATGGCACCTGCTATTATTAATACTTTACATCTTTCTATTAATGCAACTAATTATCCAGATAATAAATCTATTCTTCCAAAGAAAACTTATTTCAAAACAGCTATTGAAAACATTCTTTTTGATGGATATCTTATTATATATAATGATAAAATTGAAATTGAAGGTGTTGATGATGATAATGAAGATGAAAATATTAGTAATTCTTCTAAAAAGGTTAAACTTAAAGTTGGGGATAAAGTTAAGTTCAAAAATATGGCAATTTCAGAAGAATATACTAAACCACCATTAAGATATAATGAGGCAGGTCTGATTAGATACTTGGAAAAGAATGGAATTGGTAGACCTTCTACATATGCAAGTATTATATCTAAAGTAATTGATAGAGATTATGTTAACGTAAGAAATGTAGAAGGCGTTAAGAAAAGGTCAAAAACAATAAATTTGAGTAATAAATTTAAAATGGAAGAAAAAGAGAAAGATGTTAGTATTGGTAAAGAAAAGAATAAGATGGTTGCTACTGAAATGGGAATGAAAATGAATAAGTTTATGAACAGTAATTTTGAAGAAATAATGGATCTAAAGTTTACTGCAAAGTTTGAAAAATATCTTGATAAGATAGCTAATGGTAAAGCTAAATGGTATAATATATTAAAAATGTATTATGATAGCTTTAACCCAATTGTAATTGAATTACTAGAAAAATGTAAAGAGCTAAAAAATCAAGGAATTAATCATGAAGATGAATTTCTAGGAAACCATCCTAATTCTAATCTACCTATATATAAAGGTATTGGAAAATATGGACATTTTGTAAAAATACTAGAAGAATCTGGTTCAACAAAATGGAAATATAGTAGTGTGCCTGAAGAAAAGTATCAAGAGTTAGATTTATCAGGAGCTGTAAGTATATTAGTTTTACCTAAATATCTAGGTAAGATTGAAAAATCTATGGTATATCTTTGCAAAGGAAAATATGGATTATATTTGAAAATAGGGTCATCTAAAAATGTTAGTCTTACAGAAAAAGTAGATGTAGGTAAATTTTCTATAGAAGATGCTAAAAAAGCTATTAATAATGTGGTTGACCCATATGCTTTAAAGAGTTTTAAATATAAAAATAAAACTCTAAATATTAGAGAAGGGAAATATGGTCCTTATATTATGATTAGTGGAAAACGTAAACGTAATGTACCTATTCCTAGAGATGTAGATTTAGATATTATAGATTTAGAAACAGTTTTAGGTATTATAGCTCATCATAATAGAAAATCTGAATCACGATAAAAATATCTATATATATATATATATATGAATTTTACAAAAAAAGATTTAATTTATTTTGTCATGTTTATGATTATTACTTACATATCATGTAATAAAAGTACTGAAAATATGTCTAATACTGATATTAAAAAAATAATATCCGAAGAATATAAGATAGATGTAGATGCAGTTAGAAATCTTTCCAAATTAGCTAATGATCTTACTATTGGAGATAAATTAGATGTACCAGGTGGTTTAACCCTTTTAAACAATGGTGGTTTAAATGTAGATGGACCAGTTAGTTTCCTACCAAAGGGTTCTATTATAGCTTGGAACGGGACTACCGCTCCTAAAGGTTGGGCTCTATGTGATGGTAAGAACGGAACACCTAATTTAAAAGGTCGTTTTATATATGGATATGGAGCAAGCTCAGGTAACAAATTACACAACGAGGGTGGTAGTGAAACACATACATTAAAAATTAACGAAATACCTAGTCATAAACATGATGTTAGTGCAACTATGTCTAATGCAGGAGCTCATCATCATAGCTTAAATAACAAAATTTATAAACACTCACGGTCTTTTAAAGGGTCAAATGATAGGGATCATGTTTTAAAATATTGTTGTGGTTCTAACTGGGCATGGGAAACCAATACAGCTGGTAATCATAAACATACCATATATGTAAAACAATCTAATAAAGGAGGTAATGGAGCTCATAATAATATGCCTCCTTATCATGTATTAGCATGGATTATGAAGTTATAAATAATTATATGATATAAAAATTTAATTAATATTTATATTATATATCATCTTATAATGGAAGAAAAAGATAGTATCTTAGGAAAAGCTTTAAATAGAGCTATCGGTGGTGGAGGTGCTGGTGCTGCGGCAATGTTTATAAATGTAGGTTCTCTGATGTGGTTAAGGACTACAGTGAATTACCAATATAGATATGGTACTAGTACATCTACTGCTTTCAAAACATTATATCGTGATGGAGGGATTAGAAGATTTTATCGTGGTGTAGGTCCTGCTTTAATTCAAGGACCATTGTCTAGATTTGGAGATACAGCTGCTAATGCAGGTATTATGGTATTAATGGATTCAAATGAAAATACAAAAAATTTATCTCCAATGATAAAAACAGCTGCAGCTAGTGTTACAGCTGCTAGTTGGAGAATAATTTTAATGCCTATAGATACACTAAAAACAACCTTACAAGTTGAAGGTAAATCAGGTGTTAGAAAATTAAAAACTAAACTAGGAAAAATGGGTCCCAGAGCTTTATATCAGGGTGGATTGGCGGCAGCTTCTGCAACAGCAGTAGGTCATTATCCTTGGTTTGCTACTTATAATTCGTTACAACATTATTTACCTAAACCAAATGAAGATGAAACTTTAAAAAAATTTGGTAGAAATGCACTAATTGGATTCACGTCTTCTGCTGTATCAGATACAACATCTAATTCAATAAGAGTCATAAAAGTCTACAAACAAGCAAATAGTAACAATTTATCTTATCTCCAATGTGCTAAAGAAGTAATAAAATCTGATGGTATTGTAGGGTTATTTGGAAGAGGATTAAAAACAAAATTACTTTCAAATGGTATTCAAGGAATTATGTTTTCAGTATTGTGGAAATATTTTGAAGAAGTTTTTAATAAGAACTAGATTTTAATTCTATAATTCTTTTTTAAAATAGGTATTTTTTATCCACATCGTAATGATGTCTTTTATTTTTTAAAAAAGATTTATCCAGAGACGTGTTAACATCGAGTGAAGGGATTGCGTATTTGTGGTGAAGAAAATCATTATCAAAATTTCTAGTTCCATCATCTTCTATTTTTGGATTCATAATATCAAATAACGTTTTTACTCCTCCTATTTTAATAACATTCCAAGCATGATAATATCTTCCTGTAATTCCAATAGGATAAAAGTCTTCATCTCTAGAATCTTCACTAGGATATAATAGTCCTCTAACTAACCTACATTCAATGTTTGCCATATCACACAAATATTTAAATGTAATAGCTCGATGACGACAAACCCCCGATCCACCTTTTATGATTTCAGATAGTGGGATCACATTATCACTATAAGTATTTTTTAGTTTTTTTAAGCTTTCATCTGTTTCCCTCACTATGTTAGCTATATCTCCTGTAGTTAATAATTGATAAACTTTTTCAGCTAAAGAAATTGCTAAATATATTTTTTTTACATCTCCAACACCACCATGTTCTCTGTTAACTTTCCTATTAACTTCTTCAAATATTTTTTCTAAAAATACATGATCTTCTTCTCCTATACTAACACATTCTCTACTTTTATTTTTTGAAATAGATTTTAAAATGTCTTTTATAAAAAAATTTCCAGCAACTAATTCTATGGCAACACCATGTCCAGGATCTAAAAATGTATTACCTACTAAACTATCACTATATCCTAGAAAGTTGCATGTCAAATATTTTAAGGTATTATCGGATAAATCACCGGGTATTCTTCTTTTTTTTATTCTTTCTAAATGTATTTTACATATTTCTTTAATATCTCTATTTCTAAATTTATGAGCAACTAATCCTAGCATTTTATTTAAAAAAGTAAAGTTTTTATTTTCGAATGGACGCGGGGCCTCACTGTAATAATTAAATTTTTTATAGTTATTAATTAAATATTCTGAAATATCCGCTTGTATATCCTTAGGCAAGGTATAAATAATATCAACCAAATATTTTAAAGCACTTGTTATACTAGGTCTAGTACTATATTTTGATTGAGTCATAAAGTATATAAGATCTTTTAACATATTATTACTGGTTTCAGTACCTCCTATAAATCTGATACTATCTAAAATTGATGTATACAATTCTTTTTTATAATATGACTTTGTATTCAATAACATTAAAATAGTAACTCCTAAAGAATATATATCATATTTTTCTGTAACAATCTTAGATCCATCACGTTCAGGTGCATCAATCAAGGGAGTTATCGTATCAAAATTATTATTACTAGATTTATTACTAGCATAATAATAAAAAAGGTCAGTATTATAAAATCTATCTTTCATTTCAATAGTTGCTCCTAAATCTATTATTTTAAAATAATAAACACCATCTATAACACTATATGCAATATTGGTAGGTTTAAGATCTTTATGAGATATATTTTGTTTATTCAATTCATTTAAGCCATTTAATATAGCCATTATAAATTTTATTAAATTAATTGAATTTTTCCACCATTCTTTTGGTGTATTTAAAATATCACCATCATATAATTCTGTAACGATAATAAAAGTATCTTTTAAAGTTTGATGAGCATTGTCTTCATTACCAGGAGGCCAACCAGGTACATACATGTAAACCCTATTATACTCAAATCCTAGCCCGCCTATTACTCTTACAATGTTAGGATGATTATTAAATTTAGTCGTAGTTCCATATTCTTGTTTAAAAATAGAAAAAATACGCTTAGTTCTTGCTATAGGTAATTTTATAAAAAATTTTTTGTTTTCTTTAGTTTGAATTTTATAACCTATTCCAAACCCCCCTTTACTTAATAATTCAAAACTAATTATATTATCTGATTCATTCATATCTTTCGATTTTATTAGTAAATTATTTATTTTTTTTAATAAAAAATTTCTCGCAGAACTAGGAAATCTTTTCATTAAAGTTTCATGCCAAGTAGTTTGAGAAGGTAAATTTTGACCAGGAACTAATTTAAGTTTACCACTATTATTATATTCAGTTGCATTTAGAAACATATCTTTAACTTTTACATCTGAACCTAAAACCCAGTTACTTAAATCTTGGTTAAAGTTAGATGCACGTGAGAACATAAGGCTCATATTAGTAACCTTAGAAACATCCCATCCCGATATATCACTATTGAAACTAGATGCAGCTTTGAACATACCAGTCATATCAGTAACCTTAGAAACATTCCATCCCGAGATATCACTATTGAAACTAGATGCATATGATAACATAAATCTCATATCAGTAACCTCAGAAACATTCCATCCCGAGATATCACTATTGAAACTAGATGCACCTGAGAACATAGCATCCATATCAGTAACATTAGAAACATTCCATCCCGAGATATTACCATTGAAACTAGATGCATTATAGAACATATTTGACATATCAGTAACATTAGAAACATCCCACTCACTAATGTCTCCATATCTTTCAATTGCTTGTTCATTATTATTACCCCAATTTTCTATTGCTTTTTTTAATTGTTTTTTATTTTTAAAAGAAAAAATTCTCTTACCTATTTCTTTATCATTTTTAAAAGTAAGATTATATCTATCACCATTTGATAATGTTAATAACCCTACACCCTCTTTAAGATCATTTATCCAATTACCTTCATAAACATTTCCATTACTATAAATAGTTTTCCCCTTACCATTTCGTTTATGATCTTCCCAATCTCCTTCGTATACATTCCCATTTTTATATTTCATCTTCCCCTTACCACTTATTCTATCAAATTTCCAATCTCCTTCGTAAACTTTTCCACTATTCCAAGTATATGCCCCCTTACCACTTCTTTGATTCCATTTCCAATCTCCTTCATAAACAGCTCCATTAGCAAAAGTCATTTTACCTTTGATTTTGCTCCCTCTTTCCCACTGTCCTTCGTAAACAGATCCATCAGAAAGATTCATCTTCCCCTTACCATGTGGTTTATTATCAACTAAACTTCCAATATATTGATTTCCATTTATTTTTTTTATTTGTATCAATTTATTAATAATAGGTTTAATGTCATTTTTACTTTCCATATATACTATATATGAAAATAATTTTGAAATTTATATCCACCTCATTATAATGTATTTAATAAAAATTTAAATTTTAATTCTATAATAATTCTTTTTAAATAAAATTAAGGAATTTTTAAAGATATCCATCATATTTTTTCGGGCAAACGTATTCTTATCATATGGATTATATTTAATGTTGATAGTATGCTTTCTAAGATAATATTTTTTGCCATTAGGAGCTGGTATTCCATCATCTGATTCTATTATAAAAAAATCTGCTGGATTTATCATATTGTTAATCCTAATATTATATTTTTCCATAACTGAATGATTAACATTATTAAATTTTTGAAATAGTTTTTGTATATAAAGAAACCAAGCTTTATAAATAATTGGTAATTTTTCAAATTTAATTTTGTAATGTTTCATTTCAGAGAAATAATGCAGATTAATTGTTTCTTTTAAAAAATCAATAATATTAATATTATTTAATCTTTTAATAATAATTTTTTTCTTATTTAACATAGCAATAGGTAAGTTATAATATTTCTTATCATATTCTTCAATAGTTGTCATTGTTTTATTATTATCAAATTCAAAATTATCAACAACTTCGTATATGATATTATTATGTATGAAATGATTCATATTAATATAAATTAGATTTTTATGAATAATTATAAACATTATAGTAATTTATTAATCATTGTAAACATTATAGTATTTTATTAAAAGGAACTTCTTTATCTTCTAGACCTAAAATATAATTATTTTTAACTTGTGCATTGTCATTATTCATAACTATTGTTAGAATTATTAAATTATGAAGTGCTATACTTGTTAGAATGTGCCATATAAAATGAGTTGCAAATAATAAATAATCACATAAAAATATATCAATTATCCAAAAAATTATAGCAGAAATAAATATTTTTAAAGTCATTTTAAAATATAACCAAAGTTCTTCATGTGTTTTTTTTATATTTTTAACAGTATTATAGATGATATAACAACCCAACGATAGTAAAATAAATCTACAATAAAAAGGGAACATTAGAGATAATATTAAAAAAATACTAAAAAAAAATGTTACTAAATAATTTTTGTTAATTGTAATATCACTTGATATTATAAAAAGTATTATACTACCTTCATCCATTATTTGTCCCCCTATAGATAAGGTAGAATGAAATAGATAACTTGTTATTCCAACCAATATACTAGAAAATAATATAAAATAAATGTAATAATTAGTAATAAATTTAGAATAATAAACTATGGTATAAATTGCGAAAAACATATATAAAAGACTAGACCATGAATTATTGAATTCGCAAATAAAATTACTAAAGTAATAATTAGATTCACACCAATCAATAGAACTAGATTCATGTTGAAAGTCTAAAATATTTGGAAACATTATAATATTATATAAAAAAAAATATATAAAACATATTATATGTCTGAAGGTCCTTTAACAGAGCTTGTAGCAGTAGGAGCTCAAAATATTGATTTAGTAACTAATGATCCTAAATCTAGTATATTTCAAGACCCTATAAAAAAAATAACTAATTTTTCTAAAGCATCTTTTGCGGTGCATCATAAAGGTAAAGCTGATTGGGGTAGTACAGTTAAATTTAACATTGAAAGAAAAGGTGATTTACTTTCAACTGTGTACCTTGTATTAAATTTACCAAGTATTAGTGTAGCTGATATTGATACAAATATAGCTTTAAAAAAAAATCCTTTAACCTCTGATTTACGTGTAGTGTGGGCTAATGTTTTAGGATATGCTGCAATAGAGAAAGCATCAATTAGTATTGGAGGTCAATTAATTGATGAACAAGCGGGTGAATTTATGCAATTAATTTCTGATATGCATGATGACTGGAATAGATTTTATATGTTAGGTCATGATGGTGTGATGAATAGACCATCTACTTATATTGAAGGTCAGTCAATCTACATACCTTTAAAATTCTGGTTTACTCAAAATATAAATAAAGCTTTACCATTAATTGCATTACAACATCATAAAATAGAAATAGAAATTAAAATAAGAAATTTTGAAAATTTAGTAAATGTTTTAAAGGTAGTTAAAGATGAATCTGGTTCAACTACTTTAATTCATACTAACCATAAAATTAAAAAGAAGTCAATTAAAAATTCACATTTAGATTGTACTTATATATATTTAAGTCCAGAAGAAAGAAAAGTTATAGCTGAAAAAGAACATAAGTTACTTATAACACAATCACAAGAAAGAAAATATAATATTAGAAACAATACCATTGAATTAGATTTTAATCATCTGGTTAAAGAAATTTTCTTTTTTGTTCAACCTAAACAAAATTTAGATGAAGGTGAAATATTTAATTTCTCAGGAAAATTAAAATACCCTCCTGCTAAATTCAATGATATTCAATTTCAAAATACTTCAAATAAAACTAATTTAAAAACTGATGAAAATCCTCCAAAAGATATTTTAGAAATTAACACTGGTATGAAAAAAATTAATATTGCTAAAGATTTGTGGGATGAAATACCAGACAGACATTACCTTAAAAGAGCAAGAATCTTATTAAATGGTAATGAACGTGTTCAATGGAAAGATCAGAAATATTTTTATTATGTCCAACCTTATGAAAACTTCAAAAACCCTAACAGTCATCATTATTACACTTATAGTTTTAGTGCTAACTCTAGGTCATTAGGAAATTATGGAGGATGTAATTTTAGTAGAATAGATAATGCACAACTTCAAATTGAATTTAATAAACCAATTAATAAAAAAGTTTCTAGAGTGTCTAATTCTACTGTCAAAATAGGTGATAACTCTGATGGTATTTTATCTGTTTATGCTCATAATTTTAATTACCTAATAATTAAAGGAGGTATGGCTGGTTTACAATTTAATAATTAATAAAGTAACACATTTTTTTTAAATCTATTATAATCAATAATTGATTTTCTAATTTTAGTTTCATTGTATTCGCCTGATAAAATACCTTTAAGAAATCTGTCCTTAATAATATGATTTTCATCTTGAAAATCATCACTAGAAGTATCTCCTGTTTCTTGTTCACAGCTTTCAAAATAACCCTTAATTAAACTACTTAATTTTGAAACACTTTTAAAATCCACTTTTTCACCTTTTTCTACTTTATCGATAACGATACCTAAAAATTTATTAAAAGTTTTTATAGTTTCAATCTCTTCTAAGAAATTAGACATTAATTATATAATTAGTGTTATAGTCAATTTTTTTATTGTAGACGATAAAAAAATTTGATTTTATTAAATATTATTAAATTAATGAGTAGTTTATCTTTTGATGATTTATTTGCACTCAGAATTGAACTTAGTGATGAATTTCTAGATGAAAATATTATTATTAAAGAATTAAAAATGATATTATTAAGGAATGGGTTAAGTAATATTAATGAAGTAAATAATTACTTGGTTGAATTTTACAATAATTTTGGTATAAATATGGATCTAGAAACAATAGAAAATGTTAATATTCAAATAACACCCTCTCTAAATATATTAAATCAACTAATTAATCAAACTTTTATAAATGCAAATTTACCAAATAATATAAATATTCCTACGAATTTTTCAATTTCTAATATAGTCAATAATAATAATCAAATCTTAGAAAATGATTCTGATGATGATATTTCTGATAATAATTCTGATGATGATATTTCTGATAATAATTCTGATGATGATATTTCTAATGATAATGTAAATCAACCACCTTCTGTAATTTCGATAAATCAATTTATGAATAGTTTTAATGAATTAGTAAATACTTTTGAAAATTTACAACCTCCTCAACCCATGGAAGATGTAAAAGTTACACTTAAAAATGAAAAAACAATTAAAAAATATAAATTAGATACTGATTTAGATGAAAAGTGTACTGTATGTTTATGTCCTCTTAAAAAGGATGATATGATTTGGGAATTAAAATGTAAGCATGTTTTTCATCAAGACTGTATAAAAACATGGTTAAAAGAATATAATTACAAGTGTCCAATATGTAGAGAGGAAGCAGGAGAGGGTGAAACTGATATTTAATTTATAAAACTTTCTTTTCCATCATTAATGTAGATAACAATAGTAGTAAGCAGCCAAATACTATCAAGAAAATAGAAAATATATATTTTCTTTTTGAAGTTGATGTTATATAGTTAATAGGATTTTTACTTTTTGAAACTAGTTCTAAAATAATAAAAAACATATCTCTTAATTCTAAAATAATGTTACCTAAACTCATATCTAAAATACTACCTTGTTTTATTTCATCCATATTATCTTTAAAGGTATTATCAGGAGACATATCTGAATCCGAAAAATAAGCAGGGAAAAAATCTTTATAATCTTCTGAACCCAATATTTTTTCAAATTTATTATTAAAATTATCTAAATTAAAATCAAGGTCTTTTTCTAATGAATTTTGCATATTAATAATAAATAGATATATTTTTATGATAGTATTTTTTTTTTATATAAATAGTTTTAGATGAATGAAAAAAGCAAACTTTTTAACTATCAAATAATTAATAATATTTCATTCTGTAGTCAGATAAAAAATATAAGTAGTAAAAAATTAAATAACTATAATAAGATTGAAAGTATAAAAATTGTGTCTCAAAATTTACTTGGTTTAGCTAATAAAGAATTTTTTATTAAAAAAAGAATTCCTTATATTATTTCTAATCTAAGTAAATTAAAAGCAGATTTATATCTTTTACAAGAAGTGTCTAATGTAATTCTAGAAAAATTAAAAAATAGTAATGAATTTAAAAACCATTATTTTTCTATAGATACAATAGATAGTGACAATATGACCCAACTTCAAAGTTTAATCATCTCTAAAATAAAACCCATTGAGTATAAAAATTTTTATATCGGTGGGATTTCTAATTACCTTAATTGTTTTTCAATAATAAGATTTCAAAATGTAGTAATAGCTAATGTATATGTACAATCAGGTAATTATGACTCACCTTATCTAGAAGATAATTGGAAAAAGTTTCAAAAATGCAGAATTGCAAATTTAAAATACATAAAAAAGTATATTTATAAAAAATACTTTGAAAAATGTAAAAATATAATTTTAACAGGTGATTTTAATTTTGACATTAATGAAAATAATCACGAGAAAAATATAGTTATAAATGAATATTTTAAAATGAAGCAAAATAATTATCAAGAATTAATATCAGAAGATACTAGTAAAAATTTCTTTAGATTTAATATTAAACAACGTGAAAAAAAAAAACAATATGATGGTTTTTTTTTATGTGGAAATATTATTTCAACTAAACCTAAACTAGTTAATACTAAACCAATATTTTATTTAAATAAAAAAGAGTCTAATATTTTTATCAAGTGTTTGAAAAAAAAATTTGATGATTTAAAAATTAAATTAATTGATAAAAAAATACCGATGTTTTTAAGTGATCATTTTGGTGTAAGTTGTGAAATTAAAATATTAAACTAATTTTGGAAAAAATTTGAAATTTTAATATAATTCATTATATGTATCTATGATAAGAATAAGTAAAAAATTTTTTTCTAAAAATAAACCCCCTCTATTAGGTAGATGGTCTGCTGTTATAAATAAAAACACTGACTTGGACTTACTAATTGATTGGGCAAATCATGATCACTGTGGAAGTGATTTATGTGTAATTCCAGAAAGAGAGAAAAGGTTAAAAGAGATTGAAGCAAGAGAAAAACAAATTAAACAAATTGTAAAATAAGTTTTTTTTTAAATTTTATTTTTTAAATAATTATAATATGAACTATTTAAAAAATATGGTTTTACAAAGTTTTCATCAAAAGAATTTACATAAAAAATCTTGCCCTATTTCATTTCCTTGGGGTTGGCGTTCTCAAGAATGTATAGATAAAATGATTTCAGAAAGATTTTCAACTAAAGTAATTCCAGATGATAGTATTATTGATAATTCTTATATTTATAAAACTAATTTTACACTTGGTGCTAAACAAGGTTATTATACTATATATCAAGCTTATATGGAAAATG